TTGTCAATTTTTAAAGAAGGAAAAGCTTTTGAGCGCTTATTAATGCCTTATAAGTTAATATTAATGTAAAAATAATTCTTAATAATGAATAGTGCACTTTTAAATAAAAAATTGACAATAGAAAAAGCAGTTACAACTACAAATTCAGTTGGAACCCCTATAAAAACATGGGCTTTCATGAAAGCTACTTGGGGTGAAATAAGATTTTTATCAGGAAGCGCTGAATATACAGAAGAAGGGACACTTAATTCTAATAATACTGAAATAACAGTTAGATATGATCCACTTATCACATATTCTTGTAGAATCCTACATGGTTCACAATATTATAAAATAAATCATATACAAACTGTTAATAGAAAAGATTTTATGAAAATACAAGTAATTAGATTTGAAAATGATACAGGATAATGGAAGATAAAACATTAAAATTAGTAGGTGCTGAAGATATTATAAATGCTTTAAAAACTTTACCTGGAAAGTTAAGTGTGCAAATGTTAAAAAGTGCAAATAGAAATGCTTTACAACAAGTAATAGTAAAGCCACTTCGATCTAGTGTTACATATGGACCTAATATTAAAAAGAATATAAAAATACAAGCAGATAGAAGTGATAAAACTGGTGTAATAGCCGGCCCTTCAGCAAAAACATTCTGGATTAGATTCTTAGAAAAAGGAACTAAAGATAGAAAAACAAAATCAGGAGCAAATAGAGGAGTAATAGCTGGTAAAGAACAAATCAAACCCTTTATTGAAAATAATGCTGAAAGAGTAGTTAAGTGGGTTAGTGAAAATTATGCTGGTGCTATGGACAAGTTTTTATTAAAAAAATTAAAAAAAGCGAGGAAAATATAATATGTTCGGAACTGATATATATACGTTAATAACCAGTGATGCTAGTTTAAATGCTGATACTGATGGAATAAACTTTCAAAACTTACCTGATAATTATTTAGAAACAGGTGTAACAGGGAACTGGATAGTTTATGATTATAATATTACAGAAAATGGTGATTGCATATCAGAAAATGACGTTTATAGGAGATATGGAATTTATGTTAAAATAATATCATCTAATAATGCAACTAGAGAAAGTTTATGTGAAGATGTTATTGACTTATTAAATGGAAAAAGTCAAGGTGATATTGCAGATATAGGTTTTACGAATTCTGACACTTTAATAGATGAAGAAAAAGAAATATATGCTATTTTATTAACATTCACTGCAATATACTTTCCTTAATATGTTTATTAACATATAATCAATGAATATATATCATGTAAAAAGATGTTTTTAAGCATGAATATATATATTGAATAAATAACTAAAAAAATATTAAAAAATGGCAAATCAAATATTATCAAAGGAAATGACTTTAACTATAGATGGTTCTATATTGGGTTGTACTACAGATTTTTCACAGTCAATATCTCGTAATGTTATAGAAATAGGACACATCAATACTACAGCTATAGAAAATGTAGCTGATACATATTCATGGAATGTGTCTTTTTCTGCTTTAAGAATGGAAACTGAAAAAACAGGTACTGACATGCCATATGATGCGTTAGCAAGAAAAATATTAAGTGCTTCACCTGATGTTTCAGTTTATATTTTACCTGACGCTTCAGGTAACAAATATCAAATTGGAAATGGTATATTAACTTCATTAGAATATTCTGGTGCTATGAACAGTTTAGTATCATTCTCAGGAGAAATAACTGGAAATGGTGTTTTAAGTGAAGCAACTGCTGCTAGCTAATAGTATTAAAAAAAAGTAAAAAGTCAATCCGGAAACGAAGATATATATTAAAATATTAGTTTCCGGATTTTTAATTAAAATAAAAATAAAATATGGATTATATAGAATATGAAGGTAAACAACTACCTGTTTTAGCATCTTTTCATGCTTATGCTCAACTTAGTAAAAGCCAAAACCTACCATTTGGAGAAATGGATTCAAATAACCCAGAACATTTAGAAATATTGTTTTATCATTCTTTAGAATCTGGTTATTTTAAAATGAATAAAGAGTTTGATCTTAAATTAGAAAATATGTCATTTATGTTAGATGAATGTATGAAAGATTTTGCAGAAATATTAGTAAAGACAGCAACATCTGAAAAAAATACAGATAAAACTTCTGAAGAAAAGACTCCTGAAGATCCTAAAAAAAAATAGATGTTAATGAATTATTAGGAGAAGCAGTAGGTATACTTAAAATGAAACCAGAAGATTTTTGGTTTTTAACTCCTATTGAATATTATAATATCAAAAAATCTTTTATCAAAAATCAAGAAAATACAACCAAAGATTCTTGGGAACAATCTAGACGTTTAGCATATTTCATATTCGTTTGTCGTCCTAACCAACCAAAGGGTGCAAATAATTCAATGCACTATTTCACACATAATATTTTTCCACTTATATGGGATGAGGTTTCTGAACCTTATAAAGAAGAAGAATCTATAAAAATGATAAATAGATGGAAAAATATAATATATAAAGCATAAACAGCTTAGAAAAAATGAAATATATAAAATATAAAATATAAAATAATATAAAGAAAAATGGCGATCCTTACAGACTTAAGTATAAAATTATCAACAGATCCTGGTGATCTTAAAGCAGGTTTAGGAAAAGGTAATGTTGCTATCAATAAATTTCAAAAGAATGCTACTAAAAATAATGATAAAGTTAGTAAAAGTTTCAAGAATATAGCTGGTGAAGCAAAAACCTCAGCAGCTAGCATGCTAACTTCATTCGGAACATTAGCTGGTATTGGAGCAATTATTGTTGGTGCTATGAAGATAGGTAAAGATGCTATTAACTCTACTCAAAGATCTCAAGATAACTGGGAAAAGAGAACAGGAGCAATGAAAGGAGCTTATGAAGGATTTACTAGGAGTTTAGCATCAGGATCAGGATGGAAAGAGTTATTTGAAAATATAACAAAATCAAAAAATGCTAACATTAGATATATTGAATCAATACATCAAATTAGAAACTTAGAAAGAAGTACAAGTGTTTCTCAATCAAGATTAAGAAAAGAAATTTCAAAGTATCAAATACAATTGGATGATATTAATTTATCGGATGAAAAAAGAATATCGGTTGGGAAGAAAATATTAATATTACAAAGAGATTTATTAACTTCTAATCTTAAATTAAAGAATTCAAAATTTAATAATTATATTGAAACAGTTAGAGCAGACACTGATTTATCCGTTGCATCAATCATGCAATGGGTAAACGGTTTAGATGATTTAGAAGTTGCTATTAATAAAAATGTATCAAATTCTACAATACTATCAGATAATCAACGAGGAGTTAATACAGAATTACTAAATGCTATAGATCCATTAACTGAATATGAACAAGAATTACTAAAGGCTGATACTTTAATAAGGGGTTTAACAGGATCTATAGCTGATGATCTTATTAAAGCACAAGTTGAATTAAATGATGCTACTAGAGAGAGTAACGAAGAATTATTAGAAGTTAAAAATAAATATGATGCACTGGTAGTTGCAAATAACAAAAATACAAAAGAAACAGGAGCAGGAATAAAAGCAGAAAAGAAAAAAACGGATGAATTAGAAAATCAACTCTCTGTAATATCTCATATTACAGATGAAGATAAAAAATTACAAACTGTTCCTATTCATTTAGAAGGAAAAATTGATGTAGAACCATTTGAATTTAAGTCACCTTTCCAAGCAGCTTTTGAAAGTGCATTAGCAGATGCAGGACAATTTTTTAATTTTATAGAAGAAGATGGAACATTCTCTTTTCAAAAACTAGGTGATGCAGCAGAATTTATTGGTGATACAATATCAAAAATTTTCATTGGTGTTGCAGAGATAAAAGCAGCTCAAACACAAAAAGAAATAAATGATATTAATGAAACATATGCAACAAGAATAGATGCTGCAGGTGAAGGTACTGATCGTGAAGCTAAATTAATAGAAGAGCGTGATGATAAAATAAATGTCCTTAAGAAAGAGCAATGGAAAAAAGATAAAAAATTAAGTAAATCTCTAGCAATAATAAATGGTGCTGTTGCTATAGTTAAAGCATTTGAAGAATTAGGTCCTATATTAGGAGCTATAGCAGCGGTTAGTCTTGGAATTGAAATAGCAGGACAAATTGCAACTATCAATTCTGCACCCTCTCCATTTGCTGCTGGTGGTATTGTTTCTGGACCTATAACAGGTTTAATGGGAGAATATCCTGGTGCTGCTAATAACCCTGAAGTAATTGCACCTTTATCTGATTTAACTAAGATTATATCTAATGTAAATCAAAACATGAATGGTAAAGTAGAGTTCAGGATTGGATTTCAAGAATTGATCGGGGTTTTAGATACTGGAACAACTTTAAAAAATAATTATTAAGATATGGCAACTTGGGGCACAAAATATACTATTCCGTTTACCTCTATTAGAGGTGTTACTGGACAAGTTCAACTTCAAAAAGAAAACTATTCAGGAGATATAACAACTTTAAAAAGAACTCAGGATGGTATTACTATTAATAGTAACTTTGGAGGGTGGTTTGAACCTATAATTGGACAGAATATTGTTTTAAATGTTATTAATGATAGTTCTTCTTTTTTCACATATGAAGATCTTTTTTCAGCTAATAATGAAAGAGAATGGAAGGTTGTTTTAAATGCTTCTGATAATACAGGAACTGAAGTTGAATTATTTAATGGCTTTTTAGATTCTAATGTTACAACAACAAGTTATTTAAATAACTCTACAATAAATCTTACAGGTTCTAATCAATTAAGTAAATTAACAGATGTTCAACCTGATATTATAACAACACTTCAAGAATCTAGTTTTATTGATATAATTAATAGTGCTCTTAAAGGAACTGGAAAAGATTCTTCAATATATGTTAATATGTGGATGGAACCTTCATCTGCTTATGCTACTTATTCAAATACTGTTGGTCCTTTTCAAAGATGTGCTGTAAATACAGAAGTTTTTTGGAAAAATAGTCATTCTAGAAAAGGTTCTATTGATGTTTTAAAAGATATTCTTAAACCATTTAATTCTTACTTATATTATTGGAATGGCTATTGGGAAATAGAATCTTATAATTATTTATGGCAAGATGCTGCATATAAAACCAAAAGAATTTATAATAGTGAAAGTTATACATATAATACTTCTAATAACTGGATTTTAACTAATGATATATCTCTTAACTTAACTGATCTAGATCAAATAAATAAGGCACAAATGCGTTCTTCTGATCCGGGTATAAAATATCTTAAAATAAGTAAAGCTATAAATGAAAAACAAAATTATGTTACTAATGATTTTTCTTTTAGCATTCCAGGGTTTAATGAAAATTCTTTATGTTCATCAACAAATGGCTCTGGTAATTTAGATGCTTCTGGATTAACACCCTTACCACCTATTGGAGGATGGAAATATTATACAGATGTATCTGATCCAGATTTTATTGATCGATATACTGATTCAAAGGGATGGTATATACCAAATAGAGGACCAGCTTATCCTCAATTTAATATGGTAAATAAAATTAAAAGAATAATAGCTCCAGATTCATCTTCTAGTGGTTTATTATGGACTAGGTTTAGATGTAGTACATCTCTGCCTTCTGATCCATCATTAGGTGATGATGATACTACTTTAAATATATCATATAAGTATAAACCTGATCCAACAGTTTCTCCATTAGAGCACCCTGATAGATACTATACTTATTACATGAAATGGTTTTTAAAGAGTTTTAATGAAACAGATTCATCACTTAATAATGATTTTATAGTTCAAGAACCTAGTACTGATATATGGTATGTTGATTCTTTAGGAGTTGCGAATGGATCTAGTTGGAACATAACAAATTTAGCAGGTACTAGTTTAGATGATGAAGGAACTGGAACTGTTAACATTAAGATACCTTTAAATGATGTATCTGCTATGGTTCAAGGTGATAAAGAATTTATGTTTTGTGTAATGTTAGAATATTATACTTATACAGGATTAGGGATAGATACTATTTCCAATTATGCTCATTATGGTGATTTTGTTATAACAACAGTTGGTTCATTAGATAATAATGTTTTAGTTGGAGAAATAAACACAGATGTTTTAGGAGAAAAACAAATAAATTTAAATATTTTTGATTCATCTTCACTTAATACTAATTCATCTATATTAACAGGTGTAGATTATAATAAAAGAACTACACAATGGTTTCCAAATGATCCATACGATTTAGAACCTACAATATTATATGATCTACCTCAATGGCTTTTAATAGATAGATTTAAATTGTATAATAAAAATAGAACTTCAATAAATACTAACATTAAATATGGGACAACATTTTTAAAACCATTTAGTATGTTTATTGATGATCAAGATCCTAGCTCAAAAAAATATGTATTAGGTAGTTATTCATATAAACCAGGTACTGATGACTATAATTTAGAACTTTTAGAATATTCTGAAGATACTATAGATATATCAACATTTACACCTGGACCAGAAACTGATGCTAGAGGTTAATATAAATATAAAATTATTATTTTAAAATGGCTAACCCTTATTTAAAACTTTATAGTTACCGAGAAGAAAATTCTGAAGCATACTTTGGCTTACCAACAGGTGCTTTACGTAGTAGTATTTCATATCCAGCAGAATCAGAAGCACCTTCAGGTGTTGTTTTAACAACTACTGATCAAAATAATATTTCAGGTCAAAAAACCTTTGTATCTAGATTAACTATTGATGCAAGTCTTATTGTTAATCAAACTGCATATTTTATTAGTGATATTAAAATAGATGGAAGCATTCTATCAACT